TTCCCCAAGAATACAAGCGTTTATTTTATCGCGCCTAGAAGTTTTGAGAGTGCCGAACCTGTAGCCTTTTCTAGCCCTGCTAGATCGTCAATATCTAAGCCCGAACAAATTGCGCTTACAATGTCTGCCTTAGTAGGGGCAGATTTTTTGCGGGCGGGAGCGGGCTTAGATACGTATTCAATGCCCTCACGTTTTGCCTTAGCAATGATGGATTTAGCAGAGCGACCCATTTCCGCGCCTAAAGCCTGGGCTTTAGTGTAATCGAGAGGCGCGTTAGCGGTGAGTGTAGCAACCATTTCTGGCGTGTAGTTAATAGTAGTCATATTATAAAATCCTAAAAGGTTAATTGAAAAGTAATTATAGCATTAAAATGGCAGAGAATGCAAGCCCTATGAGTAAAATAAGTCCAAAAGAAATTGCGACGAATCCGAACGCGATTGCTAAAAAGTCTCTCATGGTCAAGCCCTTCTCTATCTGTCTAATGAGGTGATATTATAGCAGATCTGGGCAAGCGGTCAAGCATTTATTTATTTTTATTTATTTATTTTTAGAACAAAAAAGCATAAGCAAGGGGGCGGTTAGACGACTTGGTTATAAGCCGCCCGCTCTGGCTCCCCCACACGTACAACATTGCATATTTTCACAAAGACTAAGGGTGCTAATTGAAAATTACGGGGGAATTTAAAAAAATTTCTTGACAATTTTTGACAACTGCGTTATAATATACGCAACCAAAACCCCGAAAGGCTACCCATGTTAAAATTTTATATACTTGTCTCTTCAAATGTTGGAGGTCTTCTTCGACACTTTTCCCCACACTATTCAAATCTTGATCCCTGTGACGCGGAAGTTGTGATCAATACCCTAAAACCTGAGAACGAACGTGACTTAGCTCAGGCTTGTGATCTTCTTGGAGTTAAGTATCATATCACAAAATCTGATGGTACTCCGGCACAGGGTAAAAACTCTCTTCTCGAAGTTTTTGAAAATTCGGATAATGACTACTGCGTACAGATAGATGGAGACGATTACTTAACGCCACATGGTGTTTGGTTTTATAAACACGTTGCGTCCCTTAAGACTGTACCAGACGCTATATGCTTAAAGAATCAAATCGCACGATGCCTCACTGGAAAAATGTTTGATTCCGTTTCTGAAGAAACTCGAAAATTTTTCACAATCGAGCCAGGAAGCATAGATTATGAAAAACTCAGAACTAACCTAGAAAAAAACCAGACACCTCCCGATGTGGCTACTCAGTTCGTTGATTTCCATAAAGAGTACTACGATACACAAGAACTGTACTGTGAAGACCTCGACGCACATTGTAGAGTTACTTTCTTTTCGAAGGTTGCCGCTTCATACCGCTTTAATAATAAATTTCTAGTTGGAGAGGATACACTTCACTACTATGAGCTGAAGAATGCACACTTTAACGGAAAGCTGAACTTTGTATGTAATGACGAAGCTCCAGCTACTTATATCTACAACCAGACAGAAGGTGGTGGTACAGTTTGGCAGGCTACTCAAGGCTATGCAGACTGGGGGTGGATGGGAAAGTTTAATGAAGCTGTTCAAGACTTAAAGTCTGCAGGAAAGTTGTGGTCAAAAGACTTGCCTTTGTTAAAGATCCACTACGGAGATTCATATGTTGTAGATGACTACTCAACAGCTGGCCTAGTAACATATGCAACTAATAATAAGTACGTTGAGATGCCTGCAAATGCTGTATCCTCATGTATTAGCGAGCACCTCAAGAAGAGAGGAAAGAGGTTGGAAAAATAAACCTTGACATGATACCTCAACTTCGCTATAATTTGCAAATGGAGGAAATCATATGACAGCTGCACGCTACGACTTAATCATTGACCAGGGCTCCGACTTTGCCCTTGAACTTACTGTAAAAGAAGCCGGAACCCCTAAGAATTTAACAGACTGGCTTGGCCGTGCCCAGCTTCGCTCGACCAAAGAAGCTACTACGGCTGCGGAGACCTTTAGTGTCAGCCGCGTCGCACCTTACGATACTAGTGGAAAGGTGAAGTTATCACTTAGTTATGCCCAGTCCGCCGCTATGACGGCAGGTACTTACTATTACGATCTCGAATTGTACGAACCGTCAGACCCCCCAGGAGGCGCTGACATACAAGTACTACGCATTATCTCAGGTACGGCTAGTATCCGAAGAGAGGTAACACGCTAATGTCTGAAGGCGTGACGGTTGCAATCTCTGAGAATGTTACTAGCGTATCACCTACAGTTAGTACTACAACTGTAACAGCTACTGAAAATATAACTGAAGTAACTGTTGTTGATAATGTAACAATCGTTGAGATTGGCGCAACGCAAGACACTACACTTATTACTGAACAAGTTACGAGTGTAGATGTTTCGCCCGTCGTCACGACCGTTGAGGTTCGTGGGATTTCTCTCGCAACCTCAAGCGCAACAGCTATGAGTACACCTCACGCTGCAGACTCCTGGCTCACAGGTTCTACTGTTCAGAACAGCTTTGATCAAATAGGAACAAGTGTACTTACTTTTTCTGCTGATCAAGGAAACTCTGACTTTTTCATTCCACATAGCGAAACTTTCCAGTTACAGGGTGGAACTGGAATCACCACAGAGATCAAAGCACAAAATGATCCTGCCGTATACTTTAATATAACAAATACACTTACTGAGTCTGTAAGCGCCCTTGGGGCTGCAAGCTCTGTACCTGTTCTTAATATAAATCAGCAAGGACAAATTACTGCAACTAGTACTGTAGATATAGCAATACCTCAATCAGCTGTTACAGGTTTGACAGACGCGCTCTACACAGATACTAAAGTGCAAACAGTTTTGGCAGCAGGAACAGCCTCAGCAAAACTAACCGCTTTACGTATGCAGACAGGTACTTCCGAAGCAGACATAATTACATCGTCCGGAAATGGTATCATATTTGGAGAAAAAAGCTCCGACCTTGGAGATATCGATGTACACCCAGGCATTACAGGACAGACTAGACTTCATTATGGTAATGCCACAGCCGGGAACACAGATCAAACACTCCGCCTACACACAACCGCAGAAGGTGTACATGTTGGAGACGATATAACAGGCACTTACACGGCCGGTGATCTAATGGTAAACCAGGACCTTAAACACGGTATGTGTATAGGTACTAATATTACTAATCTCGGAGAGACTAATGTAATGGTAGGTACAGGGCACTTAGCCTACGTTGGCTCGAAATTTTCGTTAGCACTGGGAAACTCAATTAAGCTTCAAGGGATACGTATGTATGCACTAGGAGAAGACGTGAGCGTAGGCCTAGGCTCAACTTCTAAGAATATCTTTGCAGGAGGTAATTTCGTAGCAGCTACCAGAGACTTTTCCTTTACATGGTCTAGAGGTATTTATGATAGCAGCAACGATAGTATTTACCGCGCCCTTAATCATGGTGAAGGCGCAGTTATGTTTGGCGACCAGTCTGCAGTAAGTGCAGAGGGCGCTTGGAGTTTAACCGGAGGTAGTGTTCAATTTGAAAGCAACGTATATCATACACCCAGAAACCACGGCAGGGCTTCTATCGTCTGGGGATGCAGTTACGGTCAAAATGGCAGTGACGGTTCCATTACTGTAGGCAGTCAGAATAGTACATCCGCAACACATTCTGTCAATTTAGGTCTAAAAAATACAATAGGCACTGGAGGTGGTTACGGCGTACTTATCGGTGCAAGCCATGAGATGCAACCCTCTTGTACTAATTCAGGTGCTTTTGGGCGGAACAACGTAGTTGAGGTAGGGGCACAATCTAGCTTTGCAATTGGTCAGGGTAACACAGTTTTTGGTTCTGGGAATACAGCAATAGGAAGAAACTTAAAAACTCCTTTACAGCTAGTTAACTCAGCTTATGTTTTAAGCGAGGACTGTGTCGTAGTAGGTAGCCGCAATGCTGAAGGAAGAATCTATGTAACTAGCACGGGAACTAATATAGGACATCACCACTTCGTTGTAGGTACGGGTACCTTAAATAACGACTTTAATTCTTTAGTAGTAGCACGTCGAACTTCTGGTTTTTCTGGTATAATTATGGAAGCCTTGTCTGCAAGTCCTTCTTACTCCACCGACACTGCTGCAGCTGTCGGTGGAGTACCTCGACACGGCCTATATAGAGACGGCAATAATGTAAAGATAAGAACTTACTAAGGGGGGTTCAAAATGGCAATAACTAAAACAACAGAAGTGTCTAATATTTCAATAGTGGTAAGAGAACCCACAAATACTAGCGCACTATCACTCACTCTTGTAGATACTTGGGACGATCCAGAGGATCCATCACTCCCAATTAAAAAAGCTAGAAGAGTAAACATAGAACGAGGAGCAGACGTAACAGTCTATCCATTTTTTGTACAAGATGTAGCAAACTTTATCTGGAGATAATTATGGCAATAACTAAAACAACTAGACTACTTAAAGTAGAAGTATTCCCTGGCGACGATTCTCAAGAGGATTTCGAGCCTTTTCTGTCCGTACACTTAGAAGATATGTGGGACGACACTGAAGATGACGATCTCCCCATTGTCAAGACTCGTAGAATCCGTAGAGGTCGTATGCTGGAAGAGCATGGACGCACGGATATTAGCGATTTACCCGAACTTGCCCAAGACATTGCAAGAAAAATCTGGCGCTACTAGTCGAAAATATATCTTGACAAGTATTGCTAAAAGTGGTATAGTGGACGTATTAAATTTTTAAATAAAAAACTTATAGGTTACTAATGAAATTACGCTATTTACTACTTCTCTGCCTCCCATTGTCAGTTCTGGCAGCAGAAGATACAATTATTACGGAATCGACTTCTACTAGTGATGTTAATAGCACCACTACGCTGAAGTCTCCACCCCCGTCCGCTATAACGCCGACAATGAATATATCTAACTCCGATCTTTGTACGGTAGGAGTTGCGGGTGCGGTGCAAACTCAGATCTTAGGTATATCTATGGGTACTACCATAAGAGACATGAATTGCGAAAAATTAAAGAACGCAAAGACTCTTTATGATATGGGTATGAAAGTTGCCGCAGTATCTATTATGTGTCAAGATGAACGCATTTTTGATGCAATGATGAATGCAGGTACTCCATGCCCTTACCAAGGTTTAATTGGAGAAGACGCAAAAGCTGCCTGGGCGGTACACACAGAAGATACGCCTGCGGAAATAGAATCAGAGGAGCAGATGGATGAGAAAACAAAACAGACCCTTATGGGTGTTGGCAGCATCGCTGCTTTGTTCTTCCTCTTACTCTGAAACAATTTACGGGCAGTCCAGAGTATCTGCCTATAATTGGGCGATGCAAAACGTTCTGCCTCAACAAGCAGGACTTACTATACAAAACGTAATTTATAAGTATAGTACAGAAAAGAATACAGAAGATACTATGTTGGTTCATGTTCAGAATGAAGATGCAATCAATGGAGGATATATTTTTAGGCATACAGACGATTGGACAGGCTTACCTTCCAATACTATTAAAAAAATAGTACCCGCGTCTCCCTTGCCTATCGAATATTGGGGACCTGGCTCGATAGTCGTTGAAGGTGAAGGAACAGTTACTGACCCTTCCCTGGTTTATACTTATAAGTATGATCCTTGTTTTGACGCTCAGACAGATCCTTCGTGCCCTGACTATATGCCAGAGTACAATTTAGATGATATTTTACCAACTGTCGAAGATCCTTTACAGGCTCAGTATATACAGGAAGAACTAGAGAGACAGATTGCGTTAAAGGAAGAGGAAGAATACGAAAGAAAACAAAGAATAAAAAATAATAAAGTTAATATAGAAAAACTCCTCGGTGGTATCAATATGCAGGCTATGTCTGACCATGCTTTTATGCAGGAATCAGCGTATTTTGCAATAAACTTATTCCCTGCTTCATACTATAACCCTTTAGAAGGTAATGAGTATGAAGACGTTTTGCAGCTGATTGATGCAGAGTTGCCAGACAATAAAGAAGGAAGACGAGTTAACTATACTCAGCAAAAACTGCACAATGAAATGATACAATCACAATATGATAATTAATTATCAAAGGGTGCTTCGGCACTTATGAGATTATACTATGAAGAAATCTATGTTAGCAGCAGGACTTCTACTTTCTAGTGCAGCTTTTGCAAACGTACCTATTACTGGTTCTGTAGCATCAAAGTGTGTTATTAATGTGGATACTCCAGGCGTATACGGTAACCCCTCACCAAGCGTACTAAGTACTGACCCTGCAGATGGTGGTGTGGTACCGGTAGTTCGTTACGACATTATTAGTGCAGAACAATATAAAGCAGTACTAACTTATCCTGATAACTTTACAAGCGGCCCCTCTCTCGGAGACGTTGTAAACTGGGAAGGTCAAGTAGTTGTAAGTCAGACTTCTGATGAGCAAATGGCTGCCTTCGAGACCAATAAAGTACAGTACAACAATACTACTGAGTATGAACTTACTGTAGCAGGTAGCGTATGGTTCGACATTACTTCTCAAGCAGATTATGGTTATGGTAAGTCTTTCCCTTCGGGCGATTACTCTGCCACTGTAACTGCTGAGTGTATTGCTCTATAATGCGACTCTGGACTGTATTAAGTCTTGTGGTAATTGGTGGCTCTGCATGGGGCCACCAATTAACCCCTACTTATCCTATGTTGGAACCTTCCTATATATCAGGAGTATTAAAGGCTGATATGAAAATGTTTAATAATAGAAAGGATGTCAACTATTATTCAGTTCAAGTTTACGATAAAGACTGGAATACTGTAAAGTTTGCTACAGAGAGCCGAATTATACAACTAGATTATTTAGATCATAAAGAGATAGTAATCTATGTTAGAGACAAAGATAAACAAAAAGCTCTATATATTTGTACTAAATCAAAGATTGTAAAAGGTACAGAAGTACCTACAATGTTAGCATCAAGGATTTGCTCAAAAATTAAATAAGAGGTAAGATTGAGAAAACTAATAATATTAGGACTACTATTAAGTAGCTGGAGTTGGGCACAAGGTTCACTAAACCTTAACATACCTCAATCATCCCAGTCTCATGCTACCGATAAAATTAGAGCAGGTAGTCTCGATTGTCAAAATGCAATAGGCTCTTCAACAAATCTAGAATTTGGTGTAGTAGGCATTATTGAACAAGGAGACGACCCTTATAGTACGCAAGTTAATACTTTTAGTCAAACTGAAATGCGAGACGTAGGAGTATACGCCCGTATAAACATTCCAATCGGAGGGCCGAAAGAACGCATCAACTGTAACACTCTGTATCAGTTGGAGCTAACAAAAAAACGTTTAGAAGTACAGAAGCTACAGGCTGAAGTTGCAAAACTACGAGAGCTACAGTTTGTAGATGATGAGGAGAAATAAAAATGGCAGAATTTGAAATTGCAGGAATGACCTTTAAAGGAGGAAAAATGGCTGTAGTATTAACCGCCCTTTCAACTCTTGGAGGAGCTTCCTGGGCAGGTTTTGAATTTTACAAAGATTATATGGACATGAAAGAAATTGTACAGAATATAGATGTAGACGCTATAGACGCCAAGAATGTTCAGATAGTTCAAAAATTAGATGATGCGATTGAATATACACGAGACATCAAATCTGGGTTACGGGATGATATTTTGCGTATTGAAAAACAAGCGGATAGAGCAGAAGATAAAGTTCGTACCTCTGAAGAAAAAGTACGAGATATGATAGACAAGGCAAGTGAACGATTTGAAACTAGACGAGATTCTTTAATCTCTGACCACAATAGAGAACTAAAGGATCTGGAAAGACGACTTACAGATAAATTGCAAAAAGCACTTGATAACCCACTTGCAGACTAACCTAAGAAAAAAATTTCTTGACAATTTACCCCTAACTTAGTATAATACGAGACATGGCAAAAGAACTTACTACAATTTCCCCCGAAGGACTGGAGATAGCAAACAGTTATCTACAGTTTGGCAATATAAAAGGGGTGTGCGAATACCTTCAAGTACCTGAAACAGCAGTAGTTGAAGTATTAAATAAACGCGAAGTGAAAAAGTATATAGACACTGTTTACTTAGATATGGGCTACCGTAATAAAAACAATATCGGATCCCTGTTAGACAATATGATAGCTGCTAAATTAGAAGAAGCAGAAGAATCTGGTGTATACTCTAGTAAAGACTTGGCTGACCTATTACAAATGGCGCATAAAATGCGAATGGATGAAATAAAGGCGCAGGCTGATCTCGAGAAAGCCGAAGGCAGCAACATAAAAAACCAAACCAATGTACAGATTAATGAAGCTGTTCCCTTTGGACAAGGCAATTATGGTAAGCTGATGGAGAAACTACTAAGTGGAACAGAGTGAAAAAGTCAATGATCTTGAAAAAGGTCTATATGCTCATGAAGTGCAGTGCGAGGAGCGTTGGAAAACGTGTTTTTCTCGTCTCACAGATGTAGAGGACTCCCTTAATCGTATAGAGACACGAATGATGAGTATAGGTGGAACAGTAATCATGTTCCTGGCGGGTGTCATTATTACATTGATAACCCAGTTAAATTAGGAGATATTTATGCCAAAAGGTAAAGGAACTTACGGATCAACAGTTGGTCGCCCAAAAAAGAAAAAGCCAAAGAAAAGGAGTAAGTAATGAATAAAGTAGAGCAGATACGCGGAAAATGGCGTTATAGAGACGAGTCCGGAAAACTACATAAGTTCAATACTGAACAAGCTGCTTTAGACTATATCTTAGCACAGGGACTAGATAATGGCAAAGAAGAGAAAGTCAAAGAGGAAGACGGCAAGAAAGAAACCAATACCGACAAACAAAAAGCTGTATTCAGCGGTAAAAGCTTCGGTAAAAAGAAAATTTAAAGTCTATCCCTCAGCTTATGCAAATGCGTTCCTGGTTAAAGAATATAAAAGGCGTGGGGGCAAGTACCGCATGGGGGTTAAGAAATGAGAAAGACCTCAGGACTTAAGAAGTGGTTTAAACAAAAGTGGGTAGATATTTCCCGTCCAAAGAAAGGCGGAGGCTACAAGAAGTGTGGCAGAAAGAAAGCAAAAGGTAAAGGATACCCTAAATGCGTGCCAGCAGCAAAAGCAGCTCGTATGACGCCAGCCCAGAGAAAGTCAGCAATTCGTAGAAAACGAAAAGCAGGCAACCCTGGAGGCAAGCCACGTAATGTAAGTACATTCGTGAAACGGAGAAAAAGCAGTGGCCGCAAGAAAAAGAAAAGGTAAAAAGAAAGACTCCCGTATAAAAAGAGCAGGAGTATCTGGTTTTAATAAACCTAAACGTACACCAGGCCATGCTAAAAAGTCACATATTGTTGTGGCAAAAGTAGGTAATAAGATTAAGACTATTCGCTTCGGCCAGCAGGGAGCTAAAACGGCAGGGAAGCCGAAGGCTGGAGAGTCTGATAGAATGAAAAAGAAACGTGCGTCGTTTAAAGCAAGACACGCTAAGAACATTGCCAAAGGCAAAATGTCAGCAGCATACTGGGCGAATAAAGTAAAATGGTAAATACTGTTGAAGGGCTAGAAAAAGCAGATCTAAATGGGGACGGACACATCTCGACGGAAGAGTTGGCTCTCCATCTAGACGCAAAAAGAAAAGAGTTGGAAGACCAAGATGCTATGAGAGACGCTCAACGTAACATGGCCTGGTTTGCTCTTGGAGGAATGTTACTATACCCATTCGCCGTAGTACTAGCGGAGATGTCAGGGTTGAGTAATGCATCTAAAACCCTGGGTGATATGGCACCCACATACTTCGTATCCGTGGCAGCTATAGTAGCAGCTTTTTATGGAAAGGAAGCATTCGGAAAAAAATAAAATGATTTCAGAAACAGGTTTATTAGTAGCACGTAGAAAATTTGAAGGGTACGAATCCGTACATAAGTTTGGACAGAACCCCGCACTAAATGCTAGCACGAAAGAGACTATTTGGAAGCATGGCGGTTTATATCCGTGGTCTTCTCTTACCTCAGCAGCTGTTCTTCATTGCTCGTCCAGTCATGCGTCTGACACCGGTGAATTAAGAATAGAAGGTCTAGACGCAAACTTTCTGCCTTTAGTAGAGACAATTACTCTAACTGGAACTGATGACGTTGTGACCTCAGGTCTTTTTATCCGTATGGATAGAATGATTTATCAAGACGGTGCAAATGCAGGTAATATTAGTGCAAAAATTGGAGCTACCGATGGAGATGTAGTATCTTACATTGGCGTAGGAGATAATCAGACTTTACAGGCTTTTTACACAGTACCAGCAAACAAAGTAGGATACTTAGTTATGTATACTGCAGGATCAGGTAAAAACGATGATGCGGAATTAGATTTATATATTAAAAAGTTTGGGGGTTCTTTTTTGTTGAAATCACAAATGGACGTTTACCAGAGTTCATCATCAAATACGTTTGCTGTCCCCATTAAGTTATCTCCAAAAACAGATATTGATTTTAGAGCAATTACCTCTTCGTCTAACTCTAAAGTTATTGTAAATTTCGATATATTACTAGAAAGGTTGTAGAATGGCAGTTGAAATAAGTCGGAGAGATATTGTCTCTGACGAAATAGTTGAATTAAGATCTGAGTCAAGGTTTCTAAAACTCCCAGTAGATCCTTATTTGGATCTACTGAACATCACACCGTTGCCTTCGCAGATAGCAATTATCAACGCGATTAACAACCCTAAATATCGTTTTGTTTCTGCCGCTGTATCTCGGCGGCAGGGCAAGACATATATTGCCAATATTATAGGCCAGCTAGTTTCTTTAGTTCCTGGGTCTAATATCTTAATCATGTCTCCTAACTACTCCTTGTCTCAGATTTCTTTTGATCTACAGAGAAACCTAATCAAGCATTTTGACTTAGAAGTTACTAAAGATAATGCAAAAGATAAAGTTATTGAAATTTCCAATGGTTCTGCAGTGAGAATGGGTTCCGTTAATCAAGTAGACTCCTGTGTAGGTAGATCCTACGATCTTATTATTTTTGATGAAGCAGCACTTGCAGACGGCAAAGACGCTTTCAATGTAGCTCTACGACCTACTCTAGATAAAGAAAACTCTAAAGCTATATTTATTTCTACCCCTCGTGGACGTAATAACTGGTTTTCAGAGTTTTTCTATAGGGGGTTCTCTGATGACTTTCCGGAATGGTGCAGTATCAGAGCAACTTATAAAGATAACCCTCGTATGTCTCAATCAGACATTGATGAAGCAAGAAAGTCTATGTCAGAAGCAGAGTTTAAGCAGGAGTACGAAGCTGACTTTAATACTTATGAAGGGCAGATTTGGAAGTTTAATTTTGAGACACAAGTAAAAGACTTGTCTCAGTTTGATACTTCTCGAATGGACGTCTTTGCGGGTTTGGATGTGGGTTATAAAGATCCTACAGCATTATGTGTAATTGCATATGACTGGGATACGGAAAAATACTACTTAGTTGATGAATATCTTAATGCTGAAAGAACTACTGAACAGCACGCTGCCCAAATCCAGAAACTCATTGACCGTTGGGATATTGATTATATTTATATTGATTCAGCTGCTCAGCAAACAAGGTTTGATTTCGCACAAAACTACGATATTTCCACCATCAACGCGAAGAAGTCTGTGCTTGACGGAATTGGATATGTATCAGGAGTTATTGAAAACGACAACCTGTTTGTTGATCAAGAATGTAAAGAGTCCCTTGCCTGCCTTGATGCCTATCAATGGGATCCGAATCCTAATCTAATGAAGGAAAAACCGAAGCATAATATGGCGTCTCATATGGCTGATGCCTTACGCTACGCATTATATTCATTCCAAACAGCAAACGTATCCTTCTAGCGATACCTGCTCAAAAATAGTTATTGACAAGTTAGCTTAAAGTCGATATAATTCTTTAAATGAAAAATAAAGGAACCAGAGGAAAATGCCTAAGTTAAAACGTGATATTGTAAAGTATGTACGAGATAAGGCAAAGTCTAAGTATGCGAAGGGTTCCTCTTGTGAGATTTGCGGTGTAACAGAGCAGTTAGACTTTCACCACTTTTACAGTCTTACACCATTGTTGAATCAATGGATGAAAAAGAATAATCATAATCCTGAATATATACAAGCACTTCGGGAGGACTTTATAGAAGAACATCATGCTGAGCTATATGAACACACTTCTACTTTGTGTCATACTCACCACTTAAAACTTCATTCAATTTACGGAAAAGATCCTGCGCTAGGAACAGCTAAAAAACAGATGCGCTGGGTTGAGATTCAAAGAGAAAAACATGGCTTGGTATAATCCTTTTAGTAAAACACCTGTCGAAGAGAAGTTGAATCCTGCTCAGTATCTCGATGCAAAGACCATCGAATCTTCTAGAGAGCATACTATCAGCTACGAACGCGCTTACGAAGAGTTAGAGGTCGTAAACCGCGGTGTAAATATGATTGTAGATGATGTATCTGAGATTCCTACTATTGTTGCTCCAGGCTCTGTCAAAGGAGTTGTTGCAGGCATTAAAAGAGTAAAGGTTGAAACCTTACTTAATCGTGAACCTAACCCTTACCAGGATATCAATACTTTTCGCAGAAATTTAATCACAGACTATCTAATAGACGGTAATATTTTTATCTACTTTGATGGCGTACATATGTATCATCTTCCTGCTGCTAAGGTTAAGGTACACGCAGATGAAAAGACCTATGTAGAAAAATACACCCTTCTCGATACTACCTTTAGTGTAGACGAGATTATTCATATTAAAGAGAACTCTTTCTACTCTATTTATAGAGGAGTTCCACGTTTAAAGCCGGCGCACCGCACCATGAAGCTTATGGCGTCAATGAGACAGTTTCAAGATAACTTCTTTAAGAATGGAGCTGTACCCGGTTTAGTACTTAAATCACCTAATACTTTATCAGAAAAGATTAAAGAACGTATGATGGTATCCTGGCAATCTCGTTATCGCCCCGATACTGGAGGTAGACGCCCTCTGATACTAGACGGTGGTTTAGAGATTGATAAAATAGCAAATGTTAATTTTAAAGAGTTAGACTTTCAAAGTGCGATAGAAGAAAACGAGAAGATTATTTTAAAAGCATTAGGAATCCCTCCAATTTTAATGGATTCTGGTAATAATGCTAATATTCGTCCTAATCTACGTCTCTACTATCTTGAGACTATATTACCTATAGTCCGAAAAATTAATTTTGCAATGACTCGACACTTTGGTTTCGAGTGTAGAGAAGACATTACCGATATTCCTGCTTTGCAGCCCGAGTTACGGGATTCTTCAGCATATTATACTTCACTAGTAAACGGCGGTATTATTACAGCTGCAGAAGCTAGAGAGCGTCTTGGGTTCGCACCCATAGATGGAACAGAAGATATCCGCATCCCTGCTAATATTGCAGGCTCTGCAGCAAACCCAGAAGAGGGTGGAAGACCAGTCGAGGAGACAGAAGAATGATAGGAAATAAAATAAGAGCAAGAAAAGCCGCTAGACAGCTGGCAGCGTTTTTTAAGAAAGAAGGGAAAATTTTCACACAAGCAGAGTACTTAAAGCAAAGACCTCAACCTGTTTTAGGTACAAGGATCAAAGGTATATTTCGTACTTATGCTTCTATGCTAACCTATCTCAAAGCTAGTCCTGTATGGAACGAGATAAAACATCTTGACGTAAAACCGGTAAAAGTTGAAAAACCTGCTCCGGTATTAAAATCAACTAAAGCACCTGCTAAGCCAATACCTGCTAAAAAGCCTGTAGCCGCTAAGCCTGCTAAAGTTAAAGTGGAGAAAAAAGATGGATAAAATTTTTAGTCTTACTTCCACCTTTAAGTCTGCAGAAGCAGATGACGGTTCTATTATGATCCGTGGTATGGCAAGCACTACTGAGTTCGATCGCGCAGGCGATACAATCTCGGCAGAAGCTTGGCAGAAAGGTGGCTTGCAAAACTTTGAAAAAAATCCAATCATTCTGTTTAATCATGATTATGATAAGCCGATTGGTAGAGCCACAGGTCTAAAAGCTGGACCTAATGGCTTGGAGTTAGAATGTAAGATTAGTAAGGCTGCGCCTGCTAATGTTGCACAGTTAGTTAAAGACGGTGTTCTTGGGGCCTTTTCCGTAGGTTTCCGAGTCAAGGATGCTGATTACATAAAGGAAACCGACGGACTAATGATTAAGGACGCTGAATTATTTGAGGTATCAGTTGTATCTGTACCTTGTAATCAGTCAGCTACTTTTTCGCTCGCGAAGTCTTTCAACTCAGAGAGTGAGTATGAAGATTTCAAAAAAACTTTCACAAATCGTGTAGATCTAGCCGGTCAGTCTCTGGCTAAGGACGAAGATACTTCTTCAAATATAGCTAGTGACCACACACCGAAAAGCGCGGAGAAATCCGCAGATCAGGAGATCAAGATGGATAATCAAAACATCGACTTGGAAGCTTTTGCAAAAAAAGTAGCAGAAGATACTGCTGCTAAGATTGCTATGAAGCAAGCCGAGCAAAAAGCAGCTGACGAAGCACAAGCTAAAGCAGCTCAAGCAGCCGACGAAGCGAAAGCTTTAGAAGCAGAATCAATTAAAACCGTAGTAAACACTGGTATCACAACCGGCGTTGAAGCCCTAATGGCAGACGTAGAAGCTAAAATGACTGCAAAAGACGCAGACATTGCCGAAGTTATGGCACAGCATAAGAAAGAGTTAGAAGAAAAGACTGCTGAAATTACTGCTATGCAGAACAGCAAGCGTTCTTTCTCTGATCGCGGCAGTGACATGAGCAAGTGGGGCAAAGAGTTCCTACAAGCTTCTGTACTTAGTAAAATTACTGGCAAAGCTATCGACGGCACTGACTTTGGTAAGAGCCTAATCGAAAAAGCTGGTGTTCAGTTTGTTAATAACGCAGGTACTCTTGATACTATCGTATCAACTGCTTTTGAAGAAGAAGTTAAGCTAGAGCAAAAAGTAGCCAACCTTTTCCGTGAACTTCAGGTTAATTCTGGCGCTACCGTTATTCCTTTGATGGACGACACTAATCTAGCTACTTTCTCTTCTGGCGGCATCGGCAATGGCATCCTTGAGAATGCTACACAAG